CTCCTACACCGCCCCCACTGGACTTGAGCCAGTGCCCCCGCCCCCCGGCAGCGCTGCTGCAGCGGATGGGGCCTTTGCCACCGATACCGACGTCGGGCTCTGGATCGCCAGCGCAAAGGCCCAGTACGACATCTGCCGAGACCGGCTTGACGCGCTGATTGATTTTGACGCTGCTCCACCAATCCAAGCCACGACCGGACATGACCATTGACAACGACACGATTCGGACCTGGCTGCAGTTTGTGGCGGTGCTGGTGATGCCCATTTGTTCCATGGTTTACACGTGGATTGCCACGCGGGACAAAGACAACAGCCAGCACATCAAAGCGGTTGAAACGGCGCTTGGGGCTCAGATCGCCACACATGCCGGGCGCATTGACCGCATCGAGTCAGAGCTCAAACACCTGCCCAGCAAAGACGACATTTCAGGCCTCAGGTCTGACCTGAGGGGTTTGCAGGTTGAGCTGGAGGCCGCGAAACGCGAGATGCAGGCCATCCGCTCAACATCCACCCGCATTGAAACCTACCTGCTCAACAAATCACCATGAGTACTCCTGACTTTGCCTCGTTCCTGGCAGAAGACCGCCGCCTGGTCATGCTGCGGGTCCTCTCTGAGCTGCCCGCCTACCGCACCAACAGTTTTTTGCTGAACACGCTGCTGTCAAAGTGGGGGCACAGCCCCAGCGCCGACCAGGTGAAATCCGATCTGGCCTGGCTGCAAGAGCAAGGCTTGGTCACGGTTGAAGTGGTTGAAAGCGTGCACATTGCCACGCTGACCACGCGCGGGGCCGATGTGGCTTGCGGCCGAGCCGTGGTGCCTGGCGTCAAGCGCCCTGGGGCTTGATGCCATGGGCCGCAAATCGTCCGTGTCCCGGCTGGAGCCCGAGGCCCGCAAACACCTTGAGAAGCTGTTGCGCGAAGACCGCCTGACCTTGGACCAGCTGCTGCAGGCCATGCGGACCAAGTTCCCATCTGAGCAGATCAGCCGCAGCGGCATCCACCGCTACCAGGCTGGATTCAGCGAGCTGGTGGGGCGCATGCGCGAGATCGAAACCGCAGCGGGTGCGCTGGTCGATGAGCTGGGTGAGGGTGTCGGCGACAAGGCCGGTGCGCTGCTGGCCCAGGCGGTCACCACCCTGGCGACCAATGCGGCACTCAATGCCCATGGCAACGACAACGTCACGATCAAGGAAGTGGCTGAGCTGGCCCGTGCTGCCCGCGCTGCCATGCAGGCCCGTACGATGAGCATCAAAGAGCGCGAGACCATTGAAGACGCTGCACGCCGCAAGCTGCTGGCAGAGCAAGAAGTCAATCTGCAGGAAGTGGCAAGAGCCCAGGGCATGGACGACGCACAGGTGGACTTCTGGCGGCGCAAGTTCCTGGGCATCGGGGCCTGATCCATGCACGCCATCAAGCCCCTGGCATCCACACTGCGCACGCTGGAATGGGACGATCTGCCCGCCAGCGTGCGGTCCATCCCTGAAGGGTTCAACCCGCTGGACGACGGGGTGCTGATGAAGCACCAGCGCGAGGTCGCAGCCATTCAGGCGGCCATCATCGCTGTACCGAAGGGGCGGCGCACCGGTATCACCTTTGGCACCATGCTCAACAAGACGCTGGTGGCCGCCGCGCGCAAAAGCGCTGGGGGCGACAACGTCTACTACATCGGTGATACCAAAGAAAAAGGCCTGGAGGCCATCGGCTACTGCGCAAAGTTCGCCCGAATCATTGCCCAGGCGCAGGGTCAAGGCACCTCGGGCATCGAAGAATTCCTGTTTGAAGACCAGGGCGACACGGGCAAAACCAAGCACATCACGGCTTACCGCATTCGCTTTGCCTCGGGCTTCCAGGTCTGTGCCCTGTCCAGTCGCCCGGCCAACATCCGGGGGCTGCAGGGCCATGTGGTCATCGACGAAGCGGCATTCCACCCGGATGTGCAAGGCGTGCTGGATGCCGCCACTGCGCTGCTGATCTGGGGAGGCCAGATCACGGTCATCAGCTCGCACAACGGCAAAAGCAATCCGTTTGCCCAGTTCTGCCGCGATATCGAAGCGGGCCGCTACGGCACCGATGCAGTCGTGGTCACCGTCACATTTGACGATGCCGTGGCCAACGGGCTGTACGAACGCGTGTGCTTCATGAAAGGCACGCGTCCCACCTTGGACGGCAAGAAGAGCTGGTACGACAAGATCCGCAACGGCTACGGTGTGCGCAAGGCCGCCATGCGCGAAGAGCTGGACGCCATTCCCCGCGATGGCAACGGCGTGTGCCTGCCGGGCGTGTGGATTGAGCAAGCCATGACGTTGTCGCCCGAATGCGTGCTGCGCCTGGCGCTGGATGACGACTTTGTGAGGCTCCATCCTGCCGAGCGTGAGTCCTGGGTCGCTGATTGGATCAGTCGCTACCTGGACCCCGCCCTCAAACAGCTTGACCCGACCGAGCGTCACGTGTTCTGCCATGACTACGCCAGGCACCGGGACTTTTCCGATTGGGGGGCTGTGTCGCTGGGGGCGGGCATGCGCCGGCGCCTGCCACTGTCCGTCGAGATGCACAAGGTGCCCTACGCGCAGCAGCGCCAGATCACCTGGCACGCCATCGAACGCCTGCCACGCCGGTGCGGGGGAGCCATGGATGCTACCGGTTCCGGCGAGCCCCTCGCCGAAGAGACGGCCGACAAGTTTGGCCATGGTCACGTCCACCAGGTCAAGCTCAACCGCGCCTGGTACGGCACCTGGATGCCCAAGCTCGTGCAGGGTTTTGAAGACGGAATGATCGACATCCCCGCCGATCCCAACATAGCCCAAGACCTGCGGGCCATTGAAGAGGTGGACGGCATCGCCATGGTCACCAAGGCCCGACGCGCTGACGTGAAGGATCCCGACCTGTTCCGCCACGGAGACAGCGCCGTGATGCTGTGTCTGGGCTGGTTCGCCACGCTCAACCTGGTGGCTTCCATCGACTACATCCCTGTGCCCACCTCGCCCCGTGGGTTTGACAACGTGCATTGGTCCGGTGGCAGCACCGATGGCGACGACGACACCCCTTTCCCGCTCATTGAGCCATCCGCCTGGTGAAGGCCCTCACTCCAACGACACACACAGCCATGGCCACATCCCGCATCCTAGGTCCTGACGGCCAGCCCATCTCCATTGCCGACATCGAGGAGCCTCAGACATCGCGCCTCCTGCACCTGCAGCGAGAGCTGCAGAGCCATCCATCCAGGGGGTTGACACCCTCGCGCATCGCCCACATCCTGGACCATGCCGAGCAAGGCGACATCACCGCCCAGTACGAGCTGTTTGCCGACATGGAAGAAAAGGACGGCCACATTGCCAGCGAAATGGGCAAGCGCCGCCGCGCCTGCATCGTCTCCTGGGAGGTGGTGCCGCCGCGCAACCCGTCGGCCACGGAAAAACGCAACGCCCAGCAGCTGGCCGAACTGCTTGGCGAAGTGCCGGACTTTGAAGACGTTATCTTTGATGCCACCGACGCGATCGGCAATGGCTTTGCATGCCTTGAAATCGAGTGGCATCAGATCGAACGATCTTGGGTGCCCAAGACGATCACCCACAGGCCACAAACCTGGTTCACTCTGCACCGGGGCTACCGGCAAGAGCTGCGCCTGCGCACCAACACCACCACAGACGGTGTGCCTGGAGAGGCCCTGCGACTTTTCGGCTGGATCATCCACATCCACAAAGCCCGCAGCGGCACGCTGGAGCGCACGGCGCTCTTTCGCCAGTTGGTCTGGACCTACTTGTTTAAAAACTACAGCGTCGGCGACCTGGCTGAGTTCCTGGAGATCTACGGCATCCCGCTGCGCATCGGCAAGTTCCCGGCCAGCGCCACAGAGAAAGAAAAGCTCACCCTGTTGCGTGCCATTGCCGGCATTGGCCACAACGCGGCGGGCATCATCCCGGACGGCATGATGTTGGAATTTCACAATGCAGCCACAGGCGACCCGGCAGCGTTTGAATTGATGATCAGCTGGTGCGAGCGCAACCAGTCCAAGGTCATCCTGGGCGGCACGCTCACCAGCGGGGCGGACGGCAAAAGCAGCACCAACGCCTTGGGCAACGTGCACAACGAGGTGCGCAAAGAATTGAGGGATGGCGACCTGCGCCAGCTCAACGGGACGCTCACCCGCGACCTGCTGTACCCCATGGCCGTTCTTAACGGCCGGGCACCCGATGGCCTGCGCCGTTGCCCCGCGTTGCGCCTGCATGTGCAGGAAAGCGCCGACATGGCCGCCTACGCCGAGGCGCTGACAAAACTGGTCCCCCTGGGTGTGCGCCCCACGGTGCAATGGGCCCACGAAAAGCTGGGCATCCCGCAGGCCGAACAAGGCCAGGCAACGCTGATGCCCCCGGTGATCGCCCATGCCCCGGCATTGCAGTCCACCGCAGCGGCCACGGCCCAGGTGCCCCAGCCGGTACCGGTGCAGGCTTCCCCGCCGCAGGCCATGGTGCCCGCGCTCGCCTCACAGCTCGACGTGCCAGTCACAGCCTGGATCGACCAGATCAGGGCGCTCGTGGACAAATCGCAGTCGCTGGAAGACCTGCGCGATGGACTGGAAGCCCTACTGCCCAACATGACCCTGGACCAATACGCCCAGGCCATGGCCATGGCGCTGGGTGCCGCGCAACTGGCCGGCCGGTATGAGGTGCTGCAGGAAGCTGGGGGCATGGGCGCATGACTTGCAAAACAAGCCCACAGCGCATTGGCTGTGCAATCGGGCGTCTGTGTAAGGGCGCCAGGCAAACAACGCCTTCAGCGCGTTTATAAAGGGCTTCCCAATGCCAGCAACCACCCCCGCGTCTGCTGCTGCATACGGATCGTTGCCGTTTGCCGAGCAAGTGGCGTTTTTCCGGCGCAAGCTCAATCTGCCCACAGACGGCTGGACGGACATTTACACCCGCGAGCACGACCAGGCCTTTGTCGTGGCCGGTGCCAACCGCGATGCCATCGTGAGCGACTTTCGTGCCGCCGTCGAAAAAGCCATTGTTGACGGTGGCAGCATCGAACGCTTTCGGCGCGACTTTGACCGCATCGTCGCCACCCATGGCTGGGATTACAACGGAGGGCGCAACTGGCGCAGCCGCATCATCTACGACACCAACCTCTCCACCAGCTACGCCGCGGGCCGCTACGAGCAGCTGCAAAACGCGCCGTACTGGGAGTACGAACACCAGGACTGGGTAGAGAACCCCCGGCCCGAACACGTGGCCTGGAACGGCCTGGTGCTCAAGAAAGATGACCCCTGGTGGCAAACCCATTACCCGCCCAATGGCTGGATGTGTCACTGCACCGTGCGTGGCCTGTGGCCTGGGGACCTCGCTCGCATGGGCAAGGCCGGGCCCGACACTGCCCCGCCCGTCAACCTGGTGGAGCGCACCATCGGCCAGCGCAGCATCAACGGTCCGCGCACGGTGCGCGTGCCAGAAGGTATTGACCCCGGTTTTGAATATGCACCTGGTGCAAGCCGCCTGCGCAGCGCGATACCGCCCGAGAGGCCTGACCCGCCTGTTCCTGGTAGTGCTGGCGGCCAGGGGCTGCCCAATACGCGGCCGTTGGACCCGCTACCGCCACCGCGTCGGGTTTCTGCTGCTGAGCTGCTGCCCAAAGGATTGCCCCCGCAAGACTACGCCCAGGCGTTTCTGGCCCCATTTGGCGCAACACTGGATATACCGGCTGTCTTCAGGGATGTGATCGGTGAGCGTCTGGTGGTGGGCAAGGAGCTGTTTCAGACGGCTGACGGCCAGTGGAAAGCCGACAAACAAGGTCGTGGCCATTACATGCCCCTGCTGGCGCAGGCACTTCAATCACCGGATGAAATTTGGGTTCGACTGGAATGGATGTACGCGCAGCAGCGTGCCGTGGTGCGTCGCCGCTACGTCGCCAGACTCGATATAGAAGGCACCACCACGCCGGCACTGATCGTGTTTGACCTGGGCGCAGATGGCTGGAGTGGCATCACAACATTCCAAGGCACGTCGCAGGGGGCAAACGACTGGCGTGTAGGGGTTCGCTTGTATCGGCGAGCAGAAACGAAATGACCCAGCGCGGTGCCACACGCTGAGTCCTTCCGGGAGTAGGGTCGGCGGGCCTGGCACGGCCGTCTCACCCGATGAAGTAACCACATTGTAGGAGTTTGATGCCATGGCAGGAACCCACATCACGATCACCGTGGACGATGCGCAAGTGAGGGATCGTCTCAATCAGCTGGAGCAAGCAGATACCAGCGACCTCATGCCGCGCCTGGGTGAATACCTGCTGAAATCGACTCAGAAGCGCTTCGATAAAGAGAATCAGAAAGCACCAGATGGCACGCCTTGGCAGGCGCTGAAAGCCCGTTACGCGAGTCGCAAGAAGTACAACAAAGACAAAATCTTGACGCTTCGCGGCTACTTGCGCCGCAGCATCCGTTACCAAGTGGTCGGCTCTGACGCGGTGGAGGTCGGAACGAACGTGGAATACGCGGCCATCCATCAACTCGGCGGCGCAATTCAACAGAACGCACAATCCCGACGCATGCGGTTTCTCAGCGTCGCAGGCCGAGTGCTGTTTGCGGGTGCAAAACACAAGCGAGTCACCGAGCGCTGGGTGACACGGGATGCCTACCAGGTCAACATGCCAGCCAGGCCATTCCTGGGTATCAGCGCAGACGACGAGGCGGGCATTCAGACCATCATTGCAGAATGGGCTGCGGGGCCAGCCGGCCGATAAACCGGGCTCATTTGGGGTACTGATTCCCAAGACCTGAGGCTTGCGCATGCCGACCATAGCGGCATGCCTTCAGCCAAACGCCCCAGTCTCAGTCGATCACGTCACGCCGTCGCCCTGGCAGCGCTGACGTTCGACCTGGCTCCCGCCCTGGCTGCAGCGGGTGAAGCCAATCACATCACCATTCAGGTGCTGCCCGCAGGCCAGTTCATGCCCAGCGACGGCCGCCCCATGGATTCGCCCCCCTGGAACATCGGCACTGCCAGCGCTGCGGCCGTCATTGCCCAGTTCGATGCCATCAACGCACGTCAGCCTCTGGTCATCGACTACGAGCACCAGACGCTTCACAAAGAGAAAAACGGCCAGCCCGCACCCGCTGCGGCGTGGTTTCGCAGCCTGAGCTGGCGCGAAGGCCAGGGCCTGTTCGCCCAGGTCGAGCTGACAGCCCGTGCGCGGGATGCCATCGGCGCGAAAGAGTACCTGTACTTCAGCCCGGTGTTCACCTACGACCGGTCCACGGGCATGGTGACATCCATCCAGATGGGTGCGCTCACCAACAACCCCGGCATCCACGGCATGCCGCCCCTTTCCGCCACCGCTGCCGCCACGGCAGTGTTTCTTTCTCCCGATCATCAGGAGCCCCCTGTGAACCTATTGCTCAAAGCCTTGTTGCAAGCCCTTGGCCTGCCCGAGACCACCACCGAAGAACAGGCCACCGCCGCACTGACGGCGCTCAACCTTTCGCGTCTGCAGGGCCAGGCCACTGCGGCCTGCACAGCCCTCAATCTGAGTGCCGACGCATCGCCGGAGACGCTCAGTTCCGCCCTGGCCCGCCTGCGCACCGCAACCCCCGACCCGGCTCAGTACGTTCCCATTGCCGTGGTCAACGACTTGCGCAACGGCCTGGCTGCGCTGACTGCGCGCCAGATTGATGCCGATGTGGATGCCCGCGTCAAGCCCGCGCTGGGGGACGGCCGCCTACTGGCTGGCATGGAAGCCTGGGCACGCGACCTCGGCAAAAAAGACCTGGCTGCGCTGGACGCGTTCCTGGCATCAGCTCAACCCATTGCAGCGCTGACCAGCACCCAGACCAACGGTCAACCGCCTGGTAGCACAGGCATGGCCACGGGTGGTGCCCAGCTCAGTGACGCCGAGCTGGCTGTTTGCACCGCCACGGGCATCACCACCGATCAATACAAAGCCGCAGCCCCTGCGAAGGCCTGACCCGACACCCTGAACCCATACGGAGCCGCACATGACCGCACTTACCCAGGACCGCAACACCCTCCGACGCGATGGCAATCAGATGGAGCCCCCCGTGGCTGCCAACGCCCGCATCTACGGCGGTGCCATGGTGGCCATCAACGCCGCAGGCTATGCCGTGCGCGCCAGCGCCGATGCCACGCTCAAAACGGCGGGCGTGTCCGAACACCGCGCCGACAACACCGGGGGCGCCAATGGCGACATCCGGGTGCGCCTGCGCAAAAGCGTTTTCCAGTTGGGCAACAGTGCAGCAGGCGATGCGATCACCCTGGCCGACATCGGTGCCACCTGCTACGTGGTCGATGACCAGACCGTCGCAAAAACGAGCAGCACCAACACCCGCCCCGCTGCAGGCACGGTCTTCGACGTGGACGCCGATGGCGTCTGGGTCAAGTTCTCCTGATCCCTTCACACCCAGCTCATTCGAGAAGAGGCACCCATGATCGTTAACCACGCCAACCTGGCCATCATCAACCAGGCATTCAGCGCCGCATTCGCCACCGGCCTCAACGGTGGTGTACCACCCATGTGGTCCCAGGCGGCCACCATGATCCCGTCCACCACCGGAGAGCAGAAGTATGGGTGGTTGGGCAAGTTCACGAAGTTTCGGGAGTGGATCGGGGAGCGTCAGTACCAAAACCTGAAGCAGCACGACTACGCGATCAAGAACAAGACGTTCGAAGACTCGGTGGAAGTCAGCCGCGACGAGATCGAGGACGATCAATACGGCACGAACGCCCCTGTGGTCCAGCAGATGGGTCAGGACGCAAAAGAGCACCCCGACGAGCTGGTGTTCGGGCTGTTGAAAGCCGGTTTCAGCACGCCGTGTTACGACGGGCAGTACTTCTTCGACACCGACCACCCTGTGGGCTCTCCCGGCAACCAAGTCAGCGTCAGCAACTTCCAGGGCGGCAGCGGCACACCGTGGTTCTTGCTCGACACCACCCGGGTGCTCAAGCCTGTCATCTACCAAAAACGACGCGACTACGCGTTCCAGGCAAAGACCAATCTGACGGATTCCAACGTGTTCGAGCTGAACACGTTCCGCTGGGGTGCCGACGGGCGCGGCAATGCCGGTTTCGGATTCTGGCAAATGGCCTATGCGTCCAAAGAAACGCTGGACATTGAAGCTTACGCAGACGCCCGCGCTGCGCACCAGAGTTTTGTGGGTGACAACGGCAAACCACTGGCCATTCGCAGCGCAGAGCTGTGGGTACCACCCCAACTTGAGCGCATGGCCCTCGAAGTCGTCAAGGCCGAGCGACTGGCAAACGGAGCCAGCAACGTCATGCAAAACACGGCCAAGGTGGTGATCTGCCCCTGGCTGATCTGACCCAGTTCGACCCCTTCATTCAACGACCAGGAGCAACTCTCACATGGCAAGCAATCGACAGCCCGCCCGCAGCGTCGCAAAGTCCGCCGCTGCACCCGCAACGAAGCCCAAAGCTGAGGACAAGGCCTTGCGCGTCATCGCCAAACGCGATGGCTTCCGCCGCGCTGGCCTCGTGTTCGGGTCTGATCCCGTTGACACACCGCTCGCCGATCTGTCCGAAGCTCAATACCAGGCATTGACCACGGAACCCATGCTGGTGACCTACCTGGTCGACCTGCCGTCTCCCGACGCCCAAGACGCCAGCACTGCAGCTTGACGCACATGCCCTACATCTCAACGGCAGAGCTGGCCGAGCGCCCAGGGGCCGCAGAGTTGGCCATGGTGGCCAGCTCTGCGCACAAGGAAGTCACCGACGAATCGCTCATGGATGCCACCCTGCGTGGCACCGACCGCGGCGCCTGGTCGATGGAGCAAATCGTTGCTGCTGATGCAGCCCTGGATCGCATCCAGGACGCGGTGTCCGAGGCCGATGCGCTGATTGATGGCTATCTTGTTCAGGGCGGGCACCGCTTGCCGCTGCCATTGCCATTGCCGGGGGCCGCGAAAAGCGTGCTGACAGCCTGGTCGCGGGCCATCACCCGCTACCTCCTCAACAAAGACCGGGTTACAGATGAGTCAAAAGACCCCGTTGCACGCGACTACCGGGACGCTCTCAAGCGGCTGGCCGAAGTGGCTGCACGCAAATTCAGCCTGGGTCTGATCAGCCAGGACGTGGCCGAGGCGTCCCCGACAGATGTGCGTTTTCAGTCTGCGCCAGCTGTCTTCGGCCGCGACCAGTTGCGCAATTTCCGCTGATCGAGGCCACCACCATGGACCTTGAAGTCATCCACGCCAGGCTGAAGGCACAGCTCACGGGCAAAGGACTGCGCGAGAGCGGCCAGGCCGTTGGCTTGAACGCTGTGCTGAAAGCACAGCGACCGATGCCTGCCGTCTACACCATCCCCTTGTCAGAAAAGGGGGGCGATGACGACACCACAGGTGAGCCTTATGTGCCTGAAGACCGCTTGTTTGCCGTGATCTACGTCCTGGATGTCCGCAACGACGTTACCGGCGCCAAGGGCGTGGGCACGCTTTCTGGCCTGCGCCTCGCGGTCAAAAAAGCGCTGGTGGGGTTTGTTCCCGATGCCGAAACCGGAGAGCCCGTCTGGTTTGTGGGGGGCGAACTGGTCCAGCTCGAAGGCGACGGGCGGCTGGTCTGGTCTGACGAATTTGTTTTCAGAGGTTATTTCAGGAGTGAACAGTGAAAGCCAATGCCGCCCAAACCAAAGCGCAAGCGACCACCACGCCTCAAGCCGGCGCCGCGAACGACGCGCCCAACAACACACCGACCCCCGAGAACACCCCTTTGCCGGGTGGCGGCAGCTGGCGCTGGGACCCGGTGCAGGCCTGCTGGGCAGATGCTGCCGCGCCAGCTGCCATCCCTTCTGTGCCCACGTCGGAGTAACGCACCATGACCCGCTATATCAAGAAAACCGTCGTCCTGGGCAAGGTCGAGACCACCCCCGGCACGGACGCCACCCCCACGGGTGCTGCCAATGCCATCAAGGCGCACGACCTGTCGATCACCCCGCTGGAGCTGAGCGCCACTGAGGTGGCCGCCATGACGGGCTGGTTCGGTTCGGCTCAGTCGTTTCCTGGCACCTCCTATTCGAAGTGCAGTTTCAGCGTGCTGCTCTCGGGCGCCGGCCTGGCGGCCACAGCGCCGGTGTGGGGGGCGCTGCTGCTGGGCTGCGGCATGGCAGAGGCCACCGGCCTGCTCACGCCGAACCGGGTGGAATACCTGCCGATCACAGACCTGCTCAAGACCTTGACCCTGTATTGGTACGACGATGGCCTGCTGCACAAGCTGGTGGGCGCCAGGGGCACGGTCAAGCTCTCGGCCAAAGTGGGCGAGGTGCCCAAGCTGGTGTTCGAGTTCACCGGCCTGGAAGCCACCCCGACGGCGGTGGCCAACGTGGCGCCCACGCTAACCGCCTGGAAAGACCCGATCGCCATCACCCGGGCCAACGTCACCGACATCACGCTGGGTTGCACCTATGCGGCCGGCGCGCTGGCCGACGGCGTGGCCTACAACAGCTCGGGCCTGGAGCTGGACTGGGGCAACCAGGTGGCGTTCAGCCCGCTGCTCACTGATGAGGAGGTGGTGCTGCAGGACCGCAAGATCAAAGGCTCGATGG